CAGTTATTGTGTAATTGTTGGAATCTGTAACTGTAACAAAATAAGTATTGGCAACAGTAACACCGTTAACGGCAGAGGCGGCGGTTAATTGCACATAATCTCCAGAAACTAAGCCATGTGAAGTATGAGCAATAGAAACAGTTGTTGTCCCATTTGTTGTAATTGGATTTGTTAGAACCCCTGTATTAATTGCGCGTAATGGCGTAATATTAAGAAGTGTAGTGATTGAATTTGAATAAACGTAAAGTTTAGTATTTGTGCCAAATCCGCAATATAAATTTTGACTAAAATCACGCCAATCTTTTATGCCACGGCATACGCCAGACAAAGCTTGCGTTAACCATTGTATATATCCGCCTTTTTTTTCAGCTTTCCCAGCTACAAACCTAGCGCCCAACATATCGGTATACCGACCAACTCCTGGGCCAACGGATGTGTAGGCTTGTTTCAATGTATTTGAATACACCGAATCCACTTTACAAACCCCTCCAATTGGCGTAAGCGTTTGATAAGGCATTATTCCAATATCATCCCTATATTTTGCGACCTAACACTACGGTCACTTTCTGTTTGTGCTTTCATCAATTCAACTTGAGCCATTTCTGCCCAATAATTTCTATCATAATTTCCTTGGCCAACGTCTTTCATATATTCCGATGCCATCATGCAACAAGTTGCACGCAACAATCTTGGATAGAATTGTGTTAAAAAATTTGTAGGATTACTGGAACTAAGAGCAGCAGGCTGCTGATAATAATAAAGCAAATAAGGATAGGCCAAATCAGGAGGATTATCGAATTTAAGGTTGGTTTGGTCATTAAAATAATAATACGGCTGTTGAACTACTCGATACCCATTACCATCATAATCATACATGGCAATGATTTCCTCAATTGTTTTGCGCGTCATTTTTTGATAATTAACACCCGTAACATAAAGCACTTTATCTTCAAGATAATCTGCTGGAAGCGGTATATAATCGATTGGTGAAGCAACATCCGTGGGATTTGCAGTCATTGTTCCAGTTGTGGAAGTTAGCATTCTCCAATGTCGCAAATCACGATAAATAGCACTTTCTGCTTCAGCAATTATTGTATCAGCTACTGTTTGTACAGAACTATGGTTTAGCCATGCAGCTAGGGAGCCATCCGTTGATGTAGACCCCACTAAAATTGTATAAGATAAAGTGCTTCCTACTGTCACGCGGCCTCTTTAGCTTTCTTTAAGAGATAATCAACAATTGATTTAAATATAATTTCTGGTTTAATCGCCGAAGCACATAATGCCGCACCAGTGCTTTCTACCTTGTTGCAAAAAGTCCAATCATAATGCAATCTATGGCAAGGATAACATGGCGAATTTTTAAGTTCTGGAATTACAACATTTGTATTTTCCCAATTTTTTGTAAGATTTTCATGACTGCTATGGGAAAGATAAATTATTTTGTGTACATCTTTTTCATGGCAAACAGCGTTCATAACACCAGTTTCTGGACCAACAACCACATCAGCAATTGTTGCAAAAGACAATGATTCCCGTATGTTCCACAAACCGCATATTCCTTTAATTCTGTCAGTCGGAATGTTATTGTTTTTCAAACAATCAATAATTGCATCTTGCAAAGGTTTTGCGATGTATTTGTCCCCATAAAGATACACTATCGCGGGAGTTTTTTCAATAAGCCAACTTAAAACAGTATCAACATAAGGATATGTTTTATGATGAGATGTTCCCGTCAAACACCAAACAACAACGGGTCCGGAATGTTTAGCTTTTTCTTTTCTTGCCCATTCTTTTTCTAATTCAGTTGCATAAAATTTTACTTTTCCACCATGTGGAACGCCGGCTATATCTGCCGTTCTTTCCAAATAATTTACACAACCGTATAATTTGCGACGCGTTTCGTCAGCGTAAGAATGTTGCAACTTGCCCGGCATTTGCAACAAACCTCCTTCTACACTTTCACAAAGATTAATAACTCTGTCATATCTTTCTTCTAAAGCTTTCCAATATGGCCCCAATTCAGCATTGGGAACTTGGTCTTGGTCGTGTAAACAAAATTCATCTATTCTTGGATCGTGGCGAATAACGGATATGGTATTAGCGTGCCCCAACCATGTAACGTGCATATTTTGTTGCTTCAAGCCATCTAATACAGATGATGCTTGCATCAAATCTCCAATAGCGCCAAAACGAATAAGCAAAGCTCGTTTTTTACCATCTGGATTGCGTTGCCATATTTTTTCAACAAATTTTCCATCGTTTCTTTTTTGAAAAACCAAAAAATGACTATATTCATCATCTTGCGCACGTTCTTCTTTTTCTAATTGCGTCCAACCGCAATTAGTATGTTCTTGCAACAATTTTTCAATATCACCGGGGTATATGTCCCATTTATGATCGTCATTTGCTCCTGGCGTCCCTGCTTTCGGATATAAATTAGCAGAAGGAACATAAAGAACTAAAAACGCACCCTCTCTAAGAACGCGAGTCCATTCTTTCAAAACAAAAGGCACTTCTTTTGGATTAAAATGCTCCAAAAGATGGCTTGAGAAAATAGCATCCCAACTTTCATCGCCAAAAAGACACAAATCGCTGCAATTTTGTACAATATCAATGCCAGTTGGTCTTGCGCCGTTTGCTGCAACACAACTATCAACACTTGTAAAATGTGGCCATGTTTTACGCATACCAGCGCCCAATTCCAAAACGTGGCCGCGTGTATAACGTGTAATTAAATGAGCAATTTTATTAGATTCAGAAAAACCAGAATTTAGTCCTTCAGTCCAAACCATGTATTCTCCTTTTGATGCTTCTATAAACCTTTTAAGAAGGCTATAGCTTGCTCTCTGTTAACGAAAGGTTCACCATAAATAGACAACATTTGTTGCAATTTTTTCCAATGCAAATGCTCTAAATTTGTATCTTTTTCTATTGTTTCTTCTGATTTAATTTCTTCCTGAACATAACATTTAGGAATTGAACCATCATCAGGGGTAGGGCCATCGGGAATGGAATCAACGGGTCGAAGAGTTGAAAAGTCAGTGACCAATTCTCCTCGCCCGTTGAATGTTTTACCATTTTGCTGAAATGCAAGGCCCGGTTGACCAAATATCTCAGCATATTCCTGTGTTGGGTCGAATTTTATTTCGTCCATCACTTTTTATCCAATCTTTTTTCCACCTATAGGGCTATCTTCACCAGCGGCAATGCCGTAGTTGCAATATCCCTGTACCAAACAAGCCTCATCAATATAGCCTGCATTGAAAGTAGATTCGAGATCATAGCCCGGCTTAAACGAAGCCACAGCCACATCAAGGGCGACGCCTTGTGATACGTCGATCTTTTTGGTGCCCATAACATCGCCGCCCTGAACAGAATTTTCGTTTTTCAGACCGTCGAGTGCCATGTTGTGTTACTCCTTGCTCAGTTTTTTAGAAGAAGAGGGAATGTCCCGCATTTTTTTCGACACAGGTTTAGCTGTGCCACGACGGGTTTGTTCATCTTCTTCATCTTCCGTTTCCGGGTCTTCATAACCGCCGCGAGCCGAAAGATGTTCTTTGTCGCCGGTTACATAACCACCGTCGCCAAATTCTTGCGTATACGCGTCCCATTCCGGACCACCGCTGTCATCGCGTGGCAACAGTTCATAATCTGGAATAAGTTTAGGTTTAATGTATGAAGCATCTTCGCCGGACAGATAACCGCCCTTGAAAACTGCACCATCAGTCTTTACTCGGCCCATAGGGCCATATTTGTCAGCCATTTTAACTCCTTTCGGTTGGTATTCTTGGACGAGTCAAGAAGCCTTTTGAACGAAGATTTTCCGTTCTAAATTGCAAATCTTGCTCCATAATATCACGATTGCCCTGATCTTCATCCGGCCATTTTGGCTGGGTAAAACGATCATGGTAATTCGCTTTATCATAATTGGGTAATTCGCGTACCGTAGGCCGGATAAATCCTAGCTCTAGGTCTGCTTCGTCCGCCCCAAAACCCGTAAAGGTTTTTACGCCTTTAGGGTTAGGGAACTGGACTTCGCTGGTGCAATAACTCCCCAGCATACCCAAGTCGTCGTATTTATCGCCCTTATCGGACATTAGTTACCAGTCCAGCTTGATAGTGGATCGACATAGGCTTCAATCTGAACCTGTACCTGCTGAGTTGCATCGGTGCCAGTAACAGCCGCCAAATAACCACCCTTATTCAGAGTTAAGTTAGCATCGGTGTTAATGGTAAATACCGTACCAGCGGCACTGGTTGACAGCGTAGCTGTACCAATCGTCGAAGTGGTGGTAAACGTTGCAGAACTTGTCGAGGTAAAGGTTGTACCCGTACCAATGGCAAACAAAGCAACGCTGGAAGCGCCAGTACCAGCAACCTGAACAAGTGCAGTCGCAGCACGAATGCGCACGTTCGAGGATGGTGAGGTAAACAGCGGAGTTGTCTTAGACGCACCCGTAATAGCAGAACCAAGAACGATCTGCTGGCGGGTGAGATAAGACGGATGATCGATAGGACCTTGTGACATGTTTTTGTTCCTTTCCTATGATTAAGCCGCTGAATCCCACTTGACGATACGAGCCTGTTTGGCTTGCGTTTGCGTCAAGGCGAACCCACCAAGATAGTACCAAGCAATGCCCTTCGAGCGACCGTAGTCTGACGGAATGGCACCGCGTACTTCTTCTGGAACAACAATAGCTTCAGCAACGGTATCTTCACCAAAGAAGAACGCCCAATCCGATAGACCGTTGGTCCAAGTCGTTGTAGCGGTCGTGTTGTTGGCATAACCGTGGCTTACATTGGTTTGTTCGATGAAGCGAACGCCTTCAAACTTACCAATTTCGCCGTTGTAGATCATTTGGAAACCTTCATCACGATATGCATAAACGCCTTCCAAATCGTTCTTAACCGGACGCCATGTGGTCGGCCAAGCGATTGCAAAGTATTCGTCCATCATATACGGAGGAATGTTTCTTTCTTTCATAACGTCCACAATCGATTTAATGTGGTTCTTATGCAAGTTGACGCTGTTTGTCAAAGTAGCCGTACCATTGGTCGTCAAAGTGACGGCAGTGGTATCAGTACCAGTCGTCGAAGCACCATAAGCGACAACGCGCAAAGGTGTTGAATTAAACTGATTGAAAGCAAACTGATCGAGTGCTTTTTTGCAATCGTTTTTTAACACCTTATTGATAATTTCCTGTACAGGATGTTTAGACAAATTGTCCAACATGCCAGTATAGGGAACTGCGTTGCCAAGTTCCGTAACCGTACCAGTGCCCTGAGCAACCGTAAAGTTGGTCTGGGGAACAGTCGAGGTTTCGGTCAGGACGGTACCCTGAGTCGCAACATCGTTATAAACGTTCCACGTAAAGAGCTGGCCTTTATGCAAACCCTTATCAGTGAAATCTTTTGCATCAGCAAATTGACGAAATTTGCACAACGGTTGTACCGCAGTACGCAAAATATCAGACAATTCAAGCGAGAACATATACCCGCCCAAACTGTTAACAGCCCATAATTGACCGGCCATTATAGTTCCTTTCGTTATGACATAGACGACTGTCCACGAGCTTTCCGCATAGCTTCAACAATACTTGACCCTGTTGGGTAAGATGATTGTTTTTGCATGGGTTGCACTTTGTTGACAGCCTGTGTTGTTGTTGGCGCTGCTCGCTTCCGTTCCACGCGACTTTGAGAAACATTCGCGGTTGTGACGGTTTGCTGAACAACTGGTTGCGTCTTGTCGGATTCTCTTGCTGTTTCCGTTACGGGTTGAAATTCATCGCGCGTTTCCCTGCACGCTTCGCGATAAAGCTCCAAATCAGATTTGGGCAGACCAATGGCCATGTATTTTTGGCGCAATGATCCAACTTTATCGGCTGCGACCAAGGTTTTCGCACGACTTTTGAACACGTCGGCATACTCGCTTGAAATAGCCTCAAGATTATTTTGAAATTGTACTTGCGCGACAGCACGTTGCGCGGCAGCTTGTACAATTTGATCTGGTGCTGGAACATTCTGTTTAGAAAGAGAAACAGTAAGGTTCGCAAATTCAGCTAAAGCGGCGGCGGATTCATCTTCGCTACCGTAAAGCATTTTTCTTGCAATGCCTTTAACCGTGTCAATGTTAATGTTGTTTTTATCAGGCTCAACTTGAGTTTGTTGAATTTGTTGAGGTTGATACTGTGGTTGTTGCGGTTGTTGATTGTACAACGCTTTTTGCGCAAGTTGCTCAATTTCTTCTTGCGTTAATTCATATTGTTGGCCATTAATGTTGATTGTTTTTTTAACAGGCAAAACAATTTCAGGTTCTTTTGAGACAATTTCAACTTTTGGTCCAGGTATTGGCTCCGGCTCTGGCTCAACTGAAGGTGTTTCGGTTTCCATGGTTGCGCCATGACTAATTTGAGCTGCGTACTCTAGTTCGCGCTTATATTGCTCATTGCGATTAGCATAAATTTTGTCCATAATTTCTTTGCGCGGATCAGACAAAGAATTACTTGACGTATCCTGTTCTTGTTTTTCAACAGATTGAGAAGGTTGATCGTCATAAATTTGTGAACGGGCAATAGCGCCAGTTTCTGGATCGGCTTCAATTTTCATTCCAGTATCAATTTTAATATCAGTCATTATTCTTCTCCGTCAGTTATGATTGCTTGCTCGTCTTGCAACGATTGCTCGGCAATTCGCCCCTTTGATAGAACATTATTTAGGGTGTTAGCAATAAATCTTGCCCTATAAACTTTTGCTTGATGACGTATAATCAATTTTGTATCCGTTGGATCAATTCCGGCTAATGCTTCTAAAGATTCTGCCGCTTGCTCACTTATCGCATCTAAAATAATTCTTAAACATACACTTTCTCTCAATTCTTGCTCTATTTTTAACTTAATGTCAAGTTCTTTGAACCTTTGATCGCCTTTTTTAAGGCGCTCAATTAATTCAGGAGTCAGCAAAACATCATCAATTTTTACATTTTCATCCAATTTTTTCATCGACGACCAGCCAAATTATTTAATATGTTTTGTTGATTAGATTGATGGGCTTGAAACTGCCTATCGCCGTGAGCCATAATTAAATCCTGCACGGTCTGTTGATTATCTCTATGCGTTTCATACTGTTCTTGCATTAAAGTTTTCTGATAATCAAGTTTAGCAATTTCTAAATCAGTTTGTGATTGTAATTGCCTGTCTTGCATTTTTGCTTGCGCGGTAATTTGCGCAGCTTGTAAACGGCTAGGATCGTTTTGCGTTCCTTGTTTTCCACCGCCTTGTTTGGATTGTTGCATTTGCTGCATAATCGCGTGAATATCGCTATTGGGTTCAAAAAAGCGATCCCCATCTTTATATCCGCAAAGACTGAACACCTCCTTGATGACTTCTTGTGGATTCGCGGCCATTGCGGCAGCGGGGCCAAATATCTCGCCTATAGCATGTGTGGCTGTTAAAAAATTCTGCAATTTTTCTTTTGGATTGGTTGCTCCAAGCCCAACATTGACTTTAACAGTAAGTTCCTGATTTAATAATTCATCGGTTATTTCACTAATTCCATATTTTTGTAAAAGTTTTGCATCTTGCCCTGCGTTGGCAATTATAACCGCATCAGTTTCATAAGCCTGTTCCAATTTAACTATTTGCGTCAAAAGCGGCTCAACAAAAGTTTCAGCCCAAACTCTTTGTTCATATTCACCAATTTGCGAGGCATTGCCTTGCATCATGGTCATATTACCTACGGCTTCATACACGCCTTTGTTGGCTTGAATCGAACTATTGGAAACTTCGCCAGTTAAATTATCAAAATCAAGGTCAACATGTTCTTGTTCGGAATATGCGCTTGCCGTAACTTCAGGCGGCCTATCCCAACGAATATCGGCTTCCGGGTCTTTTGTCATAATGACTTTGCCCGGTTGAAAACTACGAACATCGCTTGGATCAATTCCCTTGCCGTCACGAACAAATTGACGAGGGTTCAAAGCCAATTTAACGTTATCAAGGCGAAGGTTAACAACATCGTTGGCTTGTGATTGCAAATCTTTAACAAGCTCAACTTTAGATGCTGGGTATGTCTTATGTGCTTCGGGAACAACAAAACCGCACACATAAGGGCGAACGCCTTGTAAATAAACTTCTTTAACCGGCCTAGGGATAGATAATAATTCACCAGCACTCGCTAAAGTATAAGAATGCATATCTTCGCCATCAACACGAATAATGTTTTCGCGTATCCAACAAATATCAAAATCACGCGGTTTCCAGCTATCATGATCTTTACCGGGAACGCGCCCTTGTTCTCGGCTACGACGAGTGACGTCATCATCTAAATCCGTGGCATTTCTTAATGAACCATCGGAAACATTTAACCATTCACCTGATTTAATTTTTTGCTTAACGTCCGATATATACATTGGAATAATTTCAATGTTATATGGAGATGTTGCAATTGGATTGCGCCAATCGGCACCCGGGTCAAACCTAAAATTTTCAGGTGCTATCAAATCTATCCAAGGATGATCTACAATTGTATTGTAAATATCATATTCATCAGATAATAGATCGCCCGTTTCTGGATGTATGAGCGGCGCTCCAGTCAAAGGATGTAAAACTGGCTTGCTTTCCGTATGACTGTATTTTTCTTCAAATTTCCAATATGCCTTAGCTATTGCGATGCCCATGACTTCTGCGTCTTGACGACCGCCCATCATTGTTAAAAACCAAGGTATCGTTTTGGTCAAACGATATTGAACTAATGATTTAAGAATTTCAGCCGAAGCGCGTTGCAAAGGATTGTTATCATCATTAGGACTAATGTTGACAATATCTTCATTTCCAAAAAACGCCGTTGCGCATTGAGCTTCCGATTTGCGAACCATTGAACGTGTTTTTGGTCGAAACAACCTTGAACGGTATCTATAATCTGTCGAAAGATATTTCGATTCTGAATTATGCAAACCCTGAAATGCGCGTAACGAATTGTTCCACGCGATGCGCCTACCAGCATTAAGCCAATTTGTGCTGCTTTCATAACAATCACGCGCAAGCGTGCGAAAATAATTATTTTCTTTTGCAACAGAACTTCCGCCCATTTCCATTGCGTTCTTTTTTGCGCCCTTAACAATATTTGAATAATCTGGCGCATCTTGAATATCGGGAGGTGTATCGCGTGTGCCAACCATTATTTGCTTTCAAAAGAAATTTTATTTAGTTCTTTTTTATTATAATCTTCCATTTCTTCGTTTGTATAATAATCCATTTCTATTCTGCATAAAGACTGGACAGGGAACATTTGAATTGTTTTGCTTCCATTATAAATTGTAAGAGTGGAAGTTTTGCTAATTTCACCAAAACTATATTCCAATAAAAGGCGTTCATTTTTATCAAGAGAACCACATTTTTCAACAATTGTTGTTTTTCCACTAGAATCCGGCGTGGATTCAATGCGCACCCGCTTTACCACAAATTTATATGGCTCAATCATAGCACCATTCCGTCTGTAATTACGTCTTTTGTAAAAAAGTCAATCATGTCATTTTCCCTGATTGAACGACGCGCCATATTATAACGTTCTAAAATTTCTCCTCCAGCTATCATAACACGTTTTTCAATGTTATTTTGGTCTATTTTGTTCAAATGCAACAAAAAACCATATTTCCAAATTCGCGTTTCTTTGTTTTTGCCTTCGTACATAAGTTGAATGCTAGCATGACCAGATTCATGATTGCAATCAACAAACCAACTATGGCCAGCATAATACTTTTCAAGAATAGACATAATTTTTTTGCCGATGTCTAAATCTTGCAAATAAAATTTGCCATGTCCCATTGATTCTGTAATTAAATCTGACATTTAATTAATTCAAAATTGAATAATTGTAAGTTGAGGTATCAGTAGCCCCACATAAAACCGTAAATCCAGTGCCAGCCGTAACGGTTTTCATGGCCGGTGGCGTGGTAATCGTGCCGCCTTGCGTATTCATGGAAATAATAACCATAGAAGTTGCCGCCATGTTTGAATTTGTAATTGTAATAGTACCAGCCCCAGTACATACAAACGTACCTTTTTGTGGCAAAGCCATTCCAAGAACTGTTTGGGCAAAAGCAGTTGAAGGCAACAAAAACAATAAAAGAGCAACAAGCGTTTTCATATTACAATCCTGTAAAGGTTGAAACCAAAGATGCTACGGGAACAGCCGCAAGTTGATGTCCGGTTGGCGCGGGATGCGTACCGTCAATAGTGGGAAGCTGTTGAATGATATAAGTGCTGGTTGCATCGGTAGCTACACCAAGATTATAAGATATAATCTGCGTAGCTGTGTTAGCCGAAATTGTGCCTACTGACCCCGCGCCTGTGCCACCCGTAATGATAATGATATAACCAATCCATTGATTGGTCGTCCATGATTTAGTGGTATCATTTAGATAAGTAGTGCCGCCCGCCCCCGATGCCGTACCGGAAACAGCCGGTGAAGTTTGTTGTACCCACCAACGGCCACCATTTTGCGTAAGGACGTTTGATGAATTGGCTTCTACCGTATTCGCCGTTTCAATATAGCCAGATAATGGAGCCGGAACAGTCCTAATCCATGCGTTAAGCGCAAGGCGATTTGTTTCATAAACTTGAACACCGCCGCCACTTACATAAGAACCGTTACCGGTTGAACCATTAAGGGTGAAAGTCGTTGCGCCCGTTACAGTGACAACAAAAGTTCCATTAGCCGCCGTGTTGCCTGTAACGCCGGAAATAGTCGTTGTTTGCCCTGTCGTTAAATAATGGTTTGACGATGTGGTAATCTGGATCGGGCTTGCATTGGTTGCGCCGCTGATCGTAGTTGTGACCGGCGTTTGATTAGTCGTTGTAACGAATTTATCCGTTGAAGTTGTGCGTGGAAAATAGGTAGTTTGATATACCGGAATACCGCGAGATGCAAAACGATTCCAATGTAACAACAAATTGGCCTGTAAAGTTGCCAATGTTTGGTTGTTAATATCGTTGCTGCCCCATTCCGTAATCGCATATTCAAGGCTAGACACATGACGTTGCAAAGCGGGGGCGTTAGAATAAACCAAACTTTCTGCTAACGTGGAACCAGCAACGGCTAATTGTGCGTAATTAAGAGTTGGGGTAGCTGAATAACCGCCAACACCGCGCACACCAAATCCGTAGTTTTGTGAAGTATAAGTAGAGTTTTGCGGCGTTACATCACCTGAACCGGCCATAATGCTATCGCCAAACAAACCGATTGCAGCAGAAGTTTTTGGATAAGTAGCCCCAAGAATGGCAACAGGATTATAACAATTAGACCCCGAGCCACTATTGGCTAATGCACCAGTTCCATTTGCGCTATCTACCGCATTGTTTCCGTAACTCCATGTAGTTGTCCCCTGTGCGTTTAATGGCCATTTTTGCCCAGAAGAAACAGTTACAGTAACGCGTACATAGGCTGTAGTGGCGGCAGGAAGATCATAAGGAATAACGTCAGAAATAACTTCCGAATTGTTGTTAATTACAACCGCCGAAGAGCCGCTAAATGTCATGGGAATATAGGTAGACCCTACTTCCAAGGCGGCATTGACGGTGATTGCATTGCCAGGACCGGCTTGAACCAAAGCCGTGCTGATCCCATAATTCGGAAATACTACTTTCAAATCATAAGTATATTGTGGAAAATAAAATGGAATACGATAAGTGCGTTGCGTGTCAGTACCGTTGCTTAGACCAGTACCGGCGTTCAAATCGCATTGCGAGACTATTTGCCCCGCGCCATAAGAATTTAATCGACGAACGATAGATGTAGACAAAGACGTAGCCCCAGTGCCACCAGATGATGTGGCCAATGTGCCATTTGTTATGCTTGAGGCATTTGGTGTAGCAACTGCTTTAAGAACCATGATTAGTTACCTTCGCCAATCGCAAAATATACGTTTCCAGAACCACTTGCCAAAATAATGGCAACGTTGGTCGCTGGCATACCCATTCCAATTACAACTTCAGCACCGGGTGCTACAAAATCAGGACTTGACGTGGTTGCTGTTGCCGATGATGTTCCATAAGCAATAAAAGCTGTTCCACTTGCTCCATTATAAACATGCAAATCAGTATAGCCCCCAGCAAATCCCGCCGTTCCAGAAACGGCAGCGGGTTGCGCAACAACGGTATTTTGGCTGCTTGTTGTAGCCGCCAATGTATAGCTGGAACCAAATCCCTTAAAATTCTTTAATGTAATGGTCACGACATTTTCTCCTGACAAATTAAATTGGCACCAACACTGGCTGGCGTTCCGTTAATAGTTGTAACTGCAACCGATAAAATATCGGGATAATTTCCTTTAATTAAATTAACCAATGGAAAGAAATTATTTAAATCAAATGTTTGCAAACCAGAACCACCAGCAGGCGCCGTAAATGCATAAACAACTTCCCCACCCGATAATGCTGTAGCCGAAACATCTCTTGTTGCAAACGAATAAGCTGAACCCAAACTTGAAAGCGCCACAAATGATGCCCCCGTTAATACAACCGGTGATGTCGGCGTGCTGGCAATCAATTCAATTTGGCACAATGCACTTGACGTAATCACTAAACTAACAGGCAACAATTGACCACGATTGATATAACCAATTGTATAATTAATACCAGCGGTCACCGCAGAAGATATGGGAAGTCCGGTTATAATGTCTTGAAAAGTTAAAGTGTTTGTGGTGTTTGCGGTAATAACTGCCGTTAATCCATTTGTTCCCAATGAGGGAAACAAAACATATTTACCGACCCATTGATTAGCCGTCCATGGAGTGCCAGAAACAACGGCTGTTGAAGTTGAACCTGATGTTATGGCAGCACTGGCTTGAGTGTATTCAATTGTCCCCATTGTGCGAGGCTGAATTGACAGAATTGGATAACGGACAGTATTTGAAGAAACGGTACGTTGTGGAACCTGAGCCGCCATCCCATAGGAATAGGTAAAGCCACGTTGTGAATCAATGCCCCCCTCAACCAAAACTGAAACACCGTAATGATAAAAAGTTGTGCCACTTGTAACAGTTCCGATGTTACGCAATTCATAACGAGCAGGCAAATTACCGGTTCGGCACCATGGCGTAGAACCAAAATTTCCTTGCCCAATTTGATGCAAAATGTATTGCTCGCCATTAATCGTTACGCCCCAACGCAATGAACCAGCCCCATACCAAGCATATTCAATAAACAACATTTGAATGTTGCTCCAATTAATGCCTGTTTTTACATTGTAGGGATCAGTCCAATTCTCGTAACTAATGCGAGTGTCCGTAGCAACACCCCCAATATTTGAACGGTAAACGCAAAACATTCCAGATGGGTTGGTTGCCGTGGGATCGGCCTGTTCAAAAAAGATGCCGTTACCGTCATCAAAAAATCCAACGCGTTGACGTTGATTTGTAACAGCGCCGCCAAAATTACACGCCGTTGCCATTTTCATGGTTTTGCCCGGCTGATAACGATGATAAGGGCGTGATTGACGAATGGCAATATCAGTTGACCCAGTCGTAATTGTCATTTGAACGCCGCCAGAAGACGATACAGCGGCTACAGTTGCACTGCCAGCCGTAAATGCTTCCCAACGCAAAGGCTGCGTACCATATTCAAAATCAGCTTCATAAATGTTTTGATGAGCCGATATAAGCATACGGCTTGTTACATCCCGCAGACGTTGCGGCAATTGAAAACGAGCAGTGTTGGTTTCAATAGTATTCTGCGCCCCATTGTTATCAAATATCGTAACTGGAGTCTTCCCAGCCATGTTGTCAGAAAGGCCAGATGTGCCGGGACTAATTGCCATTTTATAAACCTTTAATTAATTTGTTGAACGATAAATGACGAACCACTCAAAACGGTAGATGCAGACGCATTGCTTGCATTCTGTGCAAATTGAATCGTAAGCGTACCAGCGGTAGAAACAAAAATAGTTCCCTCAATATCAATTCGAGCCGCCGTAACAGCCGTAACCGCGCCAACAGCACCAGCTAAAACAACAGAACGACTTTGCGTAATCGACCCACCATTTTGCGTAGATGCTTCATAAACAATTGTTGAGGCCGTACAAGTCCCGCCTACAGCCGCCTGAACACCACCGGCAACGTTACTTGTCGTGTACAATGTTGCATAAAACACATAATTTTTATTGGCCAAAACGTTAACACTAAGGCCAGTAACGTTTGCCAAAACAATAGAATTTGTTACCGAAAATGGTGTCGATACAACTTTTTGACCCGACCATTTAACATATCCGGTAACAGTCAAACTTTGTGCAGCATCAAAGGTTGCAGCCAATACAGGGGATGCAGTCCCACCAGTTGTGTAAACATTCACAACCCCAGAGGTTCCCAAAGCCCCAATATCAAATTCATTATCAGTGCTATAAAGATAGGCAGCATAAGAATTTACAAATGGAGCAGAACCCCCATTTGAATTGTTTATCCCAAAATCTGCGTAATGGGTTAATGCCGTACCCTGATCCGCAGTAACGACATAATCAGAACTTGCCGAAATGCCGTTTGACAAATTTTGTAAATTAATCTGCCAATAATTGTTTTGATTTGAATTAAGCTGCGCAGCAATCGTTGAATTAACGTCAGAAACACCTGGTGGCCCAGATGTTAATGGACAAAGAATTTCATCGCCGCCTGTGTAGATGTCTGCTAAACCTGATGCTGGCATTTTTTAATCCGTATAAACATTGGGATCACGTTCAAAAATTCGCCCATTAGAAAATTCATAAATCCAAGGGCGCGTATATTTGCGATGCCAATCTGGATCAGCAAATAAAACTTCATTTTGCCAAGATATAATCTTGGTCGGTGGAGGCGTAAATGGATAAAGCGGAGTACTCAATTTATTTCATCCCAAAATTGCCGCGATCAGTTTCAACCGTCTTGGGTTTTTTGCTTTTAGCCCAATGCATAGCCTTGCCCGATTTAATTGTTTCAGCCGCCTTCTTCTGGCTATAAGCAATCGCAACAGCCTGCTTTTGTGGCTTGCCAGCCTTCATTTCAGTGGCAATGTTTTTGCCAAACGCTTTTTTGCTAGGTGATTTAACTAGTGGCATTATTCTTCCTTATATTCTTCCGGAGATGGGTTTTTAACAATATTCTTAACTGGAGATACCGAAGCGGCAATCAAACGATGGACATGAGAAGAAGAAAGACCAAATTCATCGCCTAATTCAGAATAAGTCATTCCTTGCGCCCTGCGCCGCACCATCTGCTTAACACGATGCTCGTGCTGCCCCATTATTTTTCCTCGTATTCACGATCCATCAAGGGATTATGCTTGATGTTACCACGAAACAAATGCTCGTTTGTATGCAAATGCTTTTTCGCACCCTTATGCTCTTTGGGATGCGGCGGCTCAACATTGTTGTGCATCATAGCTTTAACTTTATTTTTCATTTAATCCTCGCTCTTATAAGAATTAGCCCGAATACGAGTAGCGCCTTGCTTTTTGTTCATATGCATTAAATGACCATGACGTAAATGTTCCGCAACATGTTCATGTTCTTTTTTGCCAGAATGTTTATGTTTGTTTTCAGCATTAACCGCAGCTTTATCCGCCATGCGATCTTCTTTGCTATGTTCCCACTGTTTAAGATTCATTTAATTTCCTTGTAAAATAGCCGTCACGGCCTTGTTGTTTTCAAAATTCATTGGGAGCCGATTATGTGGGACAGTCTTTTGCGCGAAAGAACATTGAGAATATGATGGAGGGGTAATCAAATAATCTCCGCTTTCAGTTATAAGCGCAACCGCAACATAATCGGCCACCTCTGAAGGGTATTCTTCTTTGCGATACATCTGCGCAACCTTGCGGCGTTCTCTCAATGGAATTTCCTTAATAGGAAAATCAACCAAAATGTGACCTGTGTCTTTAGCCGTTTGTAGATTGGTAAGATAAGACATAAAAAATCCCCTACCAGCATCTTATGCCATGTGTTTAGTTAAGTCAAACATTCTTATTAAGGGCTTTGCAAAAAGCCTTATGCGTCATTTCTTTTTTTGGTTTTTCCTTAACCGGCGGCTTAACCGGACGATTAATTGCGCCTGAAGATAATTTATTAACTGTCATGGAACACCGGAGGGTCAAGGTTTCTACGTTCATAAGTCATAGGCTCGACAAGGTTCATATCATAAACCCTGCTTGTCGCATCAAGTAAATCATCATGTGCCCCAAAAGGAAATTGCAAATATTCCTGCATAAGGCGAACAGTCAAATCATAAATTTGTTTTTCATTATCTTTCTTTTTAAGAGCTTTTGCAACAAGATCAAAACTACCAGCATCAAGAAATTGCTGTTGCTTTTTTGTCAGCCCCCTAAATTCAGAATAAACGATAGCCTGATATTGTTTTGATTCAGGGTCATCCTCAATCCGCCAAGTCTGAGCGCGGCCATCATGCCAAACCGCATTAGGCAATAAAAGCCTTCTATTGCGAAAATCAGGCTCAAGCCTGTCAATTCGCGCTTCTTTTGATTGGCCAGAATTGTTTGACCAGTTTAATTCCTCAATCGCAAAATTAATCATTGGCTTGTCAACTCGCATCCTTTCCTCAAAATACTCACGATCAGATTGCAAGCCGTATCGTTCCCATCCCACAGAAATGGTTCCTATTCCAGGTTCCCGCATCCATTTAACGTAAAGATTGCGTAAGGTTTCCCAGCGTTGAGAAAGCGACATCCGATGGCAAGCGCCGTCTAATAAATATTTCACGCCACCCTTGGCATATCCGATAACAACTATTGCCGTGTTGTCGCTGTCTTTGCCGCGACCAAGCGAAGGGTCGCCCATAATGCCAATATTAAGAATTGCTGGCCTGACTTCATAGGACGTAAGCCACAAAGGTTGAAACCGCGCATCTTCATCAGCCAATGGGTTTTGTAATTGCTGACTAGCAATAGATTTTCTAGACGATTTCTTTTTAATGGTTTCCCATTCATGCTCGCTAAAAAATACTGGCTTTCCATCCATGCGTCCGTTTGAGGTCGCCGGAAACAATCTTTCGGAAACAGCGTTGCGAGAGATCATTGTCGCATATGTATCGTGCAAGCTATAACGCGTTCCAATGTAACGTTCTATATTTTCTCCGCCACCAAGATTAAGCGACATTTCCCAAGCCGAAGTCGTCTTTTCTATTTGATCGGCGGTTGATACCGATTCAACCGTCACAACGTCATCATAAACTCTACGCCTAAAATGTTTTGAAGTCGGCTGGCTATCGACAAGCCCCCAAGCCTCAATCGTCGCCTCTTTTGGATTTCCGTTACGCTTAACAATAATCCCGCCTTGTTCTGACCATTGTTGCGCTTGCTTTTGAGGTTCCGACCATAAAATATCGTCAAAGTCAGCTTTCAATTCTTCATTGATTTCAAATTCGCGTTTTATTTGTTTAAGAAATGCCGCGCTGATATTTCTGGTATGTGCGAACATTCCAAACGTAACATCTGGGTCATTTAGAATATCCTGAATTGTCAAGGCAAAAGTTATGATGGTTGATTTGTAATGTCCTCGTGCCCACAAATCCAAATGCCCATTGGGGCTTTCTTGCACTTGGCGGCAACGGTCAAATAGCCAATCTCGATTTGCGTCTGATCTTTTTAATCCAAAAACCAAAAGATAAAATAAATCATTTTTTGCTAATTGGCGGCGCGTTTCTTTTGCTAATTCGTTTGTCGTACATTTTGACAATGCGTTAGCGTACCAACGAATCGCTTCTTGTCGCGTTTTGGGTAATACCAACATTTAATTAAATTAAATTTAATGGGACGGCTTGCTTTCCTCTAGCATAGCCAGCACTTGCGCGGCAATAACATTCGCATCAGGTTGAGGAATTAAATCTTTGCCGTCTTGTCCGGTAACTTCGGCGCGTGACAATTTCGGAATATGATATTCGACAACGGCCATAAAAGCATTGAATGCGTCCTTTGGACTTTCTTCGGCCATGCGATCAAGCCAGCCAACAAGTCGATCAGCATTTCCTTCGACAAATTCCGCAATAGCCTGTCGCGCCCGAGTCGTCGATTTATTCGGCGCACCCTTTGGTCTACCGCCGCCTTGTCCGTTATGTCCTTTTGGAGCTGCCATAAAACAAATATAGCAAAGTTTTTTATTTTTGCAACTGATTTTATAATCGACGCTACGGGGTATAATTTCATCCCACAATCGTTTTTATGTTTAGGCTGGGGCACACAGCCACTTTATGCCAAAAAGCGTTGTACGGCCAATTTTTTTATCCAAAAAATAATATGTGTTAGATTTGTTAGTATTGTAGGTCTACTTCACCAATATACCTTATTTCCAATGAAGAAAGTATTTGTTGTACATCATAGGGTTACATTAAAATTTTTAATCTTTTGTTATTTTTGCCCCCCCCACCCCCCATATGTTCATTTAATAAAAAAAGTACAAATACTAACAATAATACAAAAAAAATGGGTGTATCGTAAAGGAAAGAACTGAAAGAATGATATATATATAATATCTTAATATATATATTTACTTATACTATTGTTTTCATTGTATGTATTTTTTGTAGATAAAAAAAGTTCTTTCAAAAAAAATGCATCAAAATTCAAATAAAAAAGAAAATTTACCCTAGCTTTTACATTATATAAAATTAATACATTGTTAAACCGTCTATTTTGATTGCAATTATCTTCAATAATGACTTATTATAAATTAATGCAATCTCTGCATTTCCTAACAACATCTAACTTATAGAGGTTTTATAAAATGTCTACAAATCCTGATTTTGAGGTTATCAAGTATGATACCACTCCTTGCTTTAGAAAAAGTAACGTGAGTCGAAAGATTATTGAGACTCTTGCTTTTTATGGCGTGAACAATTCTATTAAGATTCGGGCAACGCAAAAGGAGTTATCTGGTCTTTATTCTTATGCACAACGCAAGGGGATTAAAATTACGCAACGAAAAATAGAAGATAATCTTTATGAGATCGCCTATATTGGCGATGTTTTTATGGTTCCTAAAAGCAAAACGGATGGCGATCCTGTGGGTTCAGGCAAAAGTGATTCGGCTAAGAATCCAGTTTCTCCGGCGCAAGAGCAATTCTTGCAGCGGATTAAGCATTATATGGTGGGGGATTATGTCGGTTCCTCGATCAAGACGGAAAAAGAGGCGAATGAAGTAATAAACATTGCCCTTAATCGTTTATTCATGGAACTTTCTTTTACAATGGATGAAGAGGGGGCGCTTTTCCATGTGTTAAGCAAAGGGGGTAAAAAATGAGCATTTTTCAGAAAATAGATTTGCCTTTTTGGGTCAATGTAGATTTTCGACAAATGAAAGAGGGCGAAGCCTTGGTAATTCCAAAAAAGGAAATTGACAAGGACGGCATTTTTTACGTCTTGAAACGTGCAAAAGATCAAGGTGCGCAAATCTTGCATTTTTCACGCGATAAAGACGTTATCTTTTATATGCAAAAAGCCGAGGATTTGTTGGGGCAAGCCATGATTGCGTTTGAACACAAAAACGCTTTGACCTTAACCGATATTAACAAAATTACCTGCTCTTCTTTATGGCCACAGAAAAAGAAGGGCGCAATTTTACAAAAACTGATTGAACAAAATAAAATAAAAAAGGATGAAACGAATACAGGAGGCAGAAGAAAAACAACTTATTACAAAATAAACCCTTGAAACATTTGGCAAAGAAAACCCTAACCCCCTAAAAGGTTGGGGTTTTTTTTATGTGCAAAATTATTTTTGATTATTTGTATTTTTTATATTGACACTGATTCTGGTTATGGTATGGTCGGGTTACTGGATGACGGCGGTTATCTGGGGAACAAACAAACGGGGGATAATATGCTTACCACAATCCTATGCAACCTCTTTGGGATAGTCCCTGTTGGCTATACCTATGACCGAGTTAACCAGATCATCAGAAAAAGGAAGGTGTAAAATGGGTACGCACATTTACATTAAAGGCCACGTTGTGCAATCGGATTCTAGCGAAACTTTGGATGGCTTTCCGTTGATTGAAAAAGCTTATGACCTTGGCAAAAGTCGCAGCCATGAATTAGGCCAAGAAATTATTGAAAACCTTCTCCTTGACGGCAACACTGTCGAACTTACGGACGAAGATATACGCGAATTTCTCGAAAACGCAGAACTCAATGAAGCTGATGCCCTTCTATTCAAAAACGCGCTTGAATGGGTAGAAAAACTAACAGACGGTTATCGATATGTTATTGTTTCAATCAGCTACTAGAAAAAGGAGTAAACCATGAAAAAAGTTATCTGGACATTAGACCCTTTGTCGAAACGCTGGCGTAAGGAACATAAATTGCTTAAATTGCCTATAAATGCAACTCGTTATATATCCGATTTTATCAATGAAGAATTGGACAGAGGCAATCCTATAACTCCTAAGACCATAAAAACCGCCATTGAGGCTTATGAAGGGGGTGCAAGATGACCAAACGCGAAATAGAAAAGATAGCCCAACGGCTTAAAAAAACGTTTAAGGCTGAATACTCAATTACATCTGATAAAAATGACCCATTTAAGCGCGGGGTTATGGATGGCATTGACGCGCTTTTGGATGAATTACTAGACAACATGAAGGGGGAATAAAATGCCATGCCAATCACTCAACGCAGGAATACTTACCTCAAGAAAACGCACGATCAAGACGCGCCGGAAAACATCTATAAAGCCGTTTCTTGTTTTGGCCATGCTCTTACTTTCCTTTGTGGGAGGCTGGAGATCGCACAAGCCGGAAACAATTATCATAACCAAAATAGAAACACGCTACGAAAAAACACCCGCTTTTTTGCCTCTGCCCAAAACCCGCAATCTAAAACGTCAAATTGATACGCTGGCAGCGGCAATACCGGAAAAATTACTGCAACCAATGGGGAAATAAAATGGCCAAGCTATACGTCACTCTTGAAGCAATACGCGACAAACAACCATGCGAGGATGGATGGCATATACTTTTAGAGCATTTGGGCAAAACAAAAGCTGATAATGAGCCGCTTGCTTTAAGCGAGATATTGGAAAGCAACAAAATTTACGATGCAATTTGGTGTTTACGCGCATTGCCTGAACAATATGACAATCGGGTTCGCTTATTTAATTGCGATGTTGCCGAACACGTTTTACATTATTTTACAAACAAATATCCATACGACAATCGCCCAGCCGAAGCTATTAGAATAGCGCGGTTGTTCGCAAATGGGCAGGCCACGCAAGAGGAATTAGATGTTTCTGCCGCCGCCGCTAAGGCTGTTATTGTTGATCGGGCTGTTATTGTTGATCGGGCTGTTCGGGCTGCTTTTTGGGCTGCTTGGGCTGCTTTTTGGACTGCTAATAATGTTACTTTGGTTGTTGTTGCTGCTGCGAATGCTGTTTCTTTTGCTGCTGCTGATGAAGGTAGAGTCGCTCGGGCTGCTGAAAGGGAATACTTAAAAGAACTGTTTATTAAACATTTTTGTTAACAGAAAGGTAACACATTCCATGTATAACCCAATGAAGCCGAGAGACTACTTGTTTGGATGCTTTTTGATTGTCGCCACATGGGCAACAGTCATTTACGCTGTTGTTAAACTGTCAAATTGAAAAAGGGGAAATGCTATGGATAATTTATGGGAAAAAATACAATTTTGCGGCGATCAAGAGGGATGGTGTCCGAAATGCGACAAAATACAGCGCGGATATACGCCCGTTAAGGACAACGGAAACATTTATTTTTATTGCCCTAATTGCCAAAATGACGAAGCGGATTATCACAGAGAATGGAATATACTTGTTAGGGCGCATGACGTTCTAAACGGAATTGTTTGGCAAAGATTGAGCGAAAAAAACGGCCACAAGTTTTTTGATTCGCTCAAAGATGAAGAATTGAAAAACGCCATTTTGGTTGGGGAATATCTTGCATATGCCGGTATTATTGCATACGCACAGCCTAATCACAGAACGGTTGCCGAAATAGATGCAATGGATAACTTTGGGGGGTAATTATGCAAAAAATAGAATGTAATGATTGTGGAATTATCATGTTTGACATTCGCAAGGCCTATATTCAAGCATTTACGGCGCGAGCTGAATATGCCCGTATCGGTGAAAACAATGAGGCCATAACACAAGCCTATGATAGCTTGATAAATGTTATCAGTAATGACCCCAGTTTTAGGGCAAAAACTTATATTGAATTAAGTCAAAAAGAGGAAAATTAAATGATTGTTTTATTATCAGAAATTGTAACCGCAATTATTATATTTGGCCTGCCATTTTATGGAAGCTGGTTATATTATGTTGTGACTGGCGACTTTTTGCGGTTTTGAGAAATGGATAAAAGCAACGAAAAGGCAACGAAAAAAAGAGCGCGAGAAATAAAAAAATTTCTGATAAAGGCGAATAGGGCGAGGAAGAATAAATGGAAACTTGAGGCGCAAGGTATTAGGGATTGCATTGTTTTATGTGGGGATGAAGTTTATGAGGTCGATAAAATGAACCGTTAACACAAACAGGGGGGATGCAATGCAAAGCGGGATAAATGTCAACATTAAACCATTCGAGGCAGGCCAAACGGCTATTTATTATAAAGACGGTTATTCTTGCCTATTTAGAATAGAGGCGTGTTACACAATAAAGGGTGAATGGTTTGCCTTATGTAGGCATGATGCTGGCTTGGTTTTGGAATTGCCCTGCATGTTTATGATTGCCAAAAAATACAAAAAAGGTACTTGGTTGCAATCTGTTATAAGGGGTGGAAAAGCATGACAACGCAAAAAGAACGCAGTTTAATCGCTTTTGAATTACTTGAGGCAATTTCTAGGATTGCCGATCAATTACCCAACATTCCTCTTGACATTCTAACCAAAGCGGTGAGGGGCGAAATGTTAAAAATAATTCATGGCAAGTCGGAGCGTGATGGATAATATAAAATAAATGTGCTAGGGTTTTCTATGGCGGTGTGGAGTCGCGTCCCCGTAAGTATTTTAATTGCTTGATTTTGGGTTCTTCCCTGTTTTCCCATTAATCGCATTGAAGTAGCCGCCACCATCTTTAACGGGGGTTCTCTTGGTCGATATTTCATCTTTTTCCGAACATGCCAATCAATATCTTGCACGAATAATGCAGCCGGAAGATTGGCGCGATCCCGTTGAAATGTTGCGCGAGGAAATGATTTCCTACAAATTAGAGCCGCCTAGTCATATTCCGTTTGATCGTATTTTTCGGATGAAGGCGGAAGGTGATGGTAGAAATGAGCAGGCCGGATGGGCAATCGTCCATCGATTAGATCAAATGATTGTTTCCGTTTTTGGTTCTTGGCGCGGCAATCCTGATCGCGTTTCGTGGTGCAGCCGGAACTTTAACCGGATGGATGACGAGCAAAGGAATTATTATAACAACCGAATAAGGGAAGCGGAAGAAAAACGGGAATTGGCCAAAAGGGCATTGCATGAAGAAGCCGCGCAACGTGCGTTAGAAATTTGGGCGGAGTCAAGTCCTGCGTCTAAAGATTACCCCTACATCGCACGCAAGGGCATTTCCAGAATTGAGGGCGTGCGCATTTATAAGAACAAGCTAATTGTGCCAGTTTATAATAAGAGTAAATTAGCTGGTTTTGAATATATCGAGCCGGACGGACGGAAAACCTCTCTTTACGGAACGGAAAGAAAGGGCGGGTTTTATCAGTTTGATGGCGATGTTGCAAAAATATATATCTGCGAGGGATGGGCAACGGGCGCATCGCTTGCGGAAGCTAGCCCGTATGCGGTCGTTTCTGCTTTTGGCGGCGGCAATCTTTTTGAGGTTGCTAATTTATTGAAAAACAAATATCCGGATTCGCGTTTGATCGTGGCCGGTGATTTGGGCGATGTTGGCAGACAAAAAGCGAGACAAGCCGCCGAAGGAGTGGGGGCAATTTGCATTTTCCCGCCTGATGATAATTCATTTGAGGGCAAAGATTTTAATGATTTACATAAAGAAAAAGGTCTTGAGGCTCTTAAAAGTTATTTGGCGAAAGTTGAGATTCCTGTTGTTTTTCAGGAAGAGAAAAAAAGCGATGATAACGTTTTATTGCCGCCAAAAGGTTTTTTGCGGGATGTGTACGATTATTACAATGCGACAAGCCGCAACCGGCAACATGGTTTTGCCGCGCAGACCGCACTTGCATTAGGTAGTGTTATTCTTGGCCGTCGATTCAAAACAAATAATGGGAATTATTCTTCCCTGTTTTTTTTGAATATCGGTCGGACTGGGACTGGCAAGGAACATTCACGATCTGTCATTACAAAAATTATGGACGCTTGCGGACAAAATGACATGGTTTTAACGGGCGGTTATACGTCCGAAGGGGCTGTCATTACGGCGTTGTATAAATCTCCAAAACATATTTGTGTATGGGATGAATTTGGCAAAAATTTACAAGCTGGCAAAGCAGCAAAAGACAATAATTCGCTTACTTGCCTTTCAAAGCTAATGGAGGTTATTACAGTATGCGGTGGCATTGTTTCGTCTAAAACTTATTCCGGCGCAGCCTTGGGCAAGGACAAGATAAAAACGGCTGGCTCTATTTCGATTAGACAGCCAGCCCTAACCCTATTGGCAATGACGACACCTTCCACATTTTTTGAGGGCGGCGGTCAGGGTATGGTTGCAGACGGGTTTGCGGGTCGTTTTGTGACATATATTAGCCATGCCGAACGTGAATTGCGGCGTATGGTCGATGATATTGAGGTTCCTAAATCAATTATAGATTGGGTTATAGATGCCAATGATAGGGGAGAGACGGCAAAAACCCAAGATAATCCTGAATTGAATGTTAAACCTGTCATTATAAATATACCGGAATCAGTATATTTTCATTTTCAGAAGTTTGAGCAATGGTGCATTGATGAGGGCAAAAAGTTAGAAGTTGAGGGTAAGGGGCTGGACGATCTTTTGGTTCGCACGGCAGAACTTGCGTTGCGGATTAGTATGATCTGCGCTTTGTCGCGCAATATCAAGGCAACGGAGATACAAATAGAGGATATTGATTGGGCGGTTAATTATATGCGGAATTGCACAACCGCCTTATTAAAAGAATATAAGAGAAAATTGTCCGGCTCTACCTTTGAGGCCGATAAACTTTCCGCTCTTGAGGCGTTTCGTAAATTGGGCGAAAAAGGCATGACATTAACCGATCTGAACAAAAAGCATCCTTTTGCCAAGTGGAAAATTAAGGATAGACAAGAGGTATTAAATGCCCTATTGGAATCGGAATTAATTGATACCCAAATAATTGATACCGGAGGCCGGAAGAAAACTATTTATTATGCGAAGGGGGAATAATGCAATACAAATTTACTCTTCCTCTTTGTCCATCCGTCAATCAATTATATGGTGGCGGTTCTGCCCAAAAAAGATTTCCATCTAAAAAATATAAAGAATGGTTGTTGACTTGTCCAAAATTGCCGCCCCTTAATTTGCAAAAAGTTAGATTAGAATATACGTTTTATTTTCCAACTAAAAGGGCGGCTGATTTAGCGAATCGGGAAAAAGCAACAACAGATTATCTTGTCAAGCAAAATGTTATTGTTGATGATAATTTTGAGGTTGTACCCGAAATGTTGTTAAAATTTGGCGGTATTAAAAAAAATAATGGGTATGTCGATATTTTTATATTGACACTGCCTAAATAAGCTATATATTCGTTTTTATCGAAACAACATCCGAGCCACAATGGAGGGCAAAGAAGATGGACTTAAAAGAAAAGTTATTGCTGTTGCAGCAACAGATACAGTCTCTTAAAGAGCATGAAGCCGACATTAAAGCGCAAATTGTCGAACTTAACAAAAATACGATTGAAAAAAAGTTAAACGGCAAAGATTACGGATGCGGGTCATTTACACATGACGGCATAAAATTTGCGCGTGACAAGAAAGTTGAATATGACCAAACTGGTCTTGCTGAAATGTATCGCAAAATTGCAGCGACAAACGAAAACCCTGAGGAATATATCGAAATCAAGTATTCCATTTCTGAACGGAAGTACGCGGCGTGGCCGACTTCTATTAAGGAACAATTTGAGCCATTGCGTACAGTAACACCACAACCGATCAAAATAACATTAGCAGGGGAAAAGTAACATGACAAAGAAGTATGAGCTTACAAAAGAACATAAGGCCATGTTTCCTGCTTGGCGGGATAAATGGATTGCAAATGCTATGTCAACAAAGGCTATGGATGATGAAGAAAGAGAAAAATGTCGCGAGGCTGTTAAATCTTTGTATAGATCAGCGAATCTTACGCCGCCGCCAGATCATAGGATTGTTTTTGTGCCTTCACCATTTGTTTTACGTTTTGCCGCAGGGTTTGCTTGTGCAATTTGGTACATGAAAAATAATAAGACAAAAAGTGTTGATGTTGC